AATCAATGGCCTACCAACAAGTTCGTAGAGAAATATTCAGAGATTACGATGCAATGGATAATGACCCAATAATGGCATCTGCTCTTGATATATTTGCAGATGAATCTACACTTAAAAACGAATTTGGAAATATACTAACAGTTCGTTCTTCAAACGAAAATATACAAGAAATACTTAATAACTTATTTTATGATATTATGAACATAGAATTTAATCTATGGCCATGGGTAAGAAATATGTGTAAGTATGGAGATTTCTTTTTAGGATTAGAAATGGCAGAAGGTAAAGGTATTGTAAATGTAACACCTTATTCAGTTTACAATACAGAAAGATTAGAAAGAACAGACCCAGATAATCCAAACTATGTAAAGTTTCATATAGAAGATGATATCAATGGAAAAGTTGATTATGAAAATTGGGAAATTGCTCACTTTAGATTACTAGCAGATACAAACTGGTTACCATATGGTAAATCAATGGTTGAAAATGGTAGAAGATTATGGAAACAATTATCTCTTATGGAAGATGCAATGTTAATCCATAGAATAATGAGAGCACCTGAGAAGAGAGTGTTTAAAATTGATATAGGTAATATTCCACCAAACGAAGTGGATAACTATATGCAAAGGATTATCAATAAAATGAAAAAAGTTCCTTTCCTAGATAGAAATACAGGAGAGTATAACTTAAAATACAATATGCAAAATCTAACTGAAGATTTTTACTTACCAGTTAGGGGTGGAGATAGTGGAACACAAATAGATAATTTAAGTGGATTAGAATATTCATCTATTGATGATATTGATTACTTAAAAAATAAATTATTTGCAGCACTTAAAATTCCAAAAGCTTATTTAGGATATGATGAGAATGTTAATGGTAAAGCAACTTTAGCAGCAGAAGATGTTAGATTTGCAAGAACAATCGAAAGAATCCAAAGAATAGTTGTATCTGAATTAAGTAAGATTGCAATTGTTCATTTATATTCACAAGGTATCCAAGATTCAGAGATGACAAACTTTGAATTACAATTAGTAAACCCATCCACAATATATGAACAAGAAAAAGTAAACTTGTGGAGTGAGAAGATTAGATTGGCAACAGATATTAAAGATTTAAATATGTTATCTAAAGATTGGTTATATGAAAATATATTTAAAATGTCCAATCAAGAAGCTGAAACTCAAAGGGGTAAAATAATTGATGATTTAAAAGATAGATTTAGACATCGTTCTATTGAAGATGAGGGTAATGACCCTGCACAAGAAGATGATGTTGAAGATGTAGAAGAATCATTAGAAAAAATTAAACAAGAAATTAAAGACAAGGGTGGTAGACCTAGAGAAGGAGGAACTTACAAAAAGGATAAACATCCTTATGGAAGAGACCCATTAGGTGATAACGACCGTACTAAACCTCGAAAGAGACAGACCAGAGAAAATACTACAAACAGTATTAAGGTTTCTCAACAAAAGGCAAAAGAGATTGTCAATGGTGTTTCATCAAAACGAAAAGTTTTGAAAGAAAACGATATGTTGAATGAAGAAAATCTTCTATCTGACAGAGAAATTTAAGGTTAACTCAATATTTTTATATTTATATAAGAGTTTTAGTATGTATATCAAATTGTAGGGTAAAAAATGAAAAAAATAAAACATAGCAAATTTAAGAACACTGGTATATTGTTCGAACTACTGGTTAGACAAATAACAGTTGAGATACTCAATGGTACAGATGAAGTAGCAAAGGGTATAATAAAAGAGTTCTTTAAAGCAGGTACTGAACTTTCTAAAGAAAAAAAATTATACGATTTATTACTCAAAGAAAAGTATAATACAGAATCTCGTGCAGAAAAATTTATAGATGTAGTCTTAGAAGCTCATTCTAAAATTAAATCTAATCAAATTTTAAAAGAAAAATATAACCTTATTAAAAAGATACAAGAATCTTTTGATATCAACGAATTTTTAAACTCACCCCTTACAAGCTACAAAACTTACGCGTCTATCTACAAGATATTTGAATCAAAAAATGTTGAAAATTTTGATATCAAAGATAATTTAAATGCTAGATTTACATTAGTAGAACATATTATTAATGATTCTATTAAAAACAAAAATAAATTAGTTGAAGATAGAGCAATACAACAATATCAAAAACAAGAAAAAGATGTAAGATTACTATCTTATAAAATTCTTGTTGAAACATTTAACAAAAAATATACAACACTTAATGCAAGTCAAAAAGGATTGTTAAAAGAATATATCAACAATATTAATAATACTTCTAAGTTTAAAGATTATTATAATAATAAATTAAAAGGTATAGTTACCTCTCTACATGAACAATATACTAAAACTCAAGATAAAGTAACAAAAATCAAGTTGAAGGAAACTATTAATGTTTTAAGGAAACAAAAAGTTAGAAAAAAAGTAACTGATTCCCAAGTTTCAGCCTTAATGTTAGGATATGAATTAATGAAAGAATTGAAGCATGTTAGAAAATAAATATAAAAAATTTATTGACGAGCTAATTAAGGAAGTTGAAGAAGAATTAGAAGAGCAAACAACAACTGCAAATGTAGATGGATATCAAACACCATATGCTTTTTCAGGTAAGGGAAAAAAAGATAGAAGAAAGAAAATTGCAACACAATTAGGATATAGTGTTGTAGGAGAGGGAAAAAAGATTAAAAGACCAGTCAATAGGTGGTTAGAGTTAAAGAATGATGAAACTCGTTCTCCTAATCAAAAATTGGCAGTTGGTCTTAAAGAACTAAAATACCAATTAGCAGAAGTTGAAAAATTTTTTAACTGGTACAATAAAATAAAAACGATGAATGAACTCGATAAGAATAATTATTGGAAGAGAACACATCGTCATATTTATAATGTAAAGGAAAGGTTAATCAACATTGCAAATAGTATAAAGGAGTTAGACCAATGAAAATAACAAAATCAAGATTAAAAGAAATCATAGCTGATGTTTTAAGAGAAGAATCAGAATATCAAGCGTTTTTTAAGAAAGCTTTAGAAAAAGCTGGTAAATCTATTCCACAAATGTCTGATGAAGAAAAGAAGGCATTCTTTAACAAGATTGAAAAAACTTGGAAAGGTAGAGGAGAGAAATCAGAAGCATATGATAAAGATGGAAATTATACAACCGATGTAACTGATGTCCAAACTAAGACAGCAGATGTAGATGTTAACGAGGCACCAAGACCACCAAAAATGAAAAAATCCAAAGAAGTTCAAAACATAGTAAAAACTATGGCAATCGTTTCAGGATTACAAAAAGGTGGAATGGCTAGTAGATATGCTGGTGATTTTCTTAAAGCAAAAAGAAGGGCTTTAAAGGCTATCAATGATATGTTAACATATGCAAAGATAGGTGTATAATGAAAAGAGCTAGATTATTAGAGATTATCGACCAAGAAATCATTAATATCAAATTTGGAATTAATGAGGAGTTATCTGATAAGGATGAAGATAAAATTCGTAAACTTATTAGACAAGAGGTTTCGGCAATCTTTTTTGATTTATTTAAGAAAAGAAAAAATTGGGGAGCATAATGGGACAATTATTAATAGAAACTAGATTATTCGAAGGTAAGATAAACGAAGATGCCGATGGGAGAACACTTGTTAAAGGAGTTCTTCAAAGAGCTGAAGCTCCTAATCAAAACGAAAGAGTATATCCAAAATCAATTTTAATGAGAGAGGCTAAGAAGTATGAAACTCTTATTAAAGAAAGAAGAGCATTAGGTGAGTTAGACCATCCAGATTCTTCTGTTATCAACCTAAAGAATGTATCACACAATGTTAGAGAGATACATTGGGAAGGTAACGATTTAGTAGGCACAGTTGAAATACTACCAACTCCATCAGGTAATATTCTTAAAGAATTATTAAAAGCAAATATCCTTCTCGGTATTTCTTCAAGAGGTATGGGTTCAGTAGAACCGATAGGAAAAGGAAAAGTTCAAGTAGGAGAAGATTTTGAATTACTTGGATGGGATTTTGTTTCAAACCCATCTACACATGGTGCATTTATGACACCTGTAAACGAATCAAAACAAGTTGTATCTGAAGATGTGTGTGGAAACTATTGTAAGGCACACGATTTAATAAGAGAAATAATTACAGAATTATCATGATAAAATTAGGTGGATTAGTTAGTTTACAACCATTAACCGAAGAAGAGGTATTTACTGCAACAAGTAAAGAAACTGGAACTACTTCTGTTTTCAAATCAAAAGATGCAAGAGATAAGGCGGTTAAATCTGGTACACACCAAATGAGGAAGGATGATAAAAAAGATGGTGAAAATAAACCAGGCGTAAACATCTTTGATAAACCGAAAAAGAAAGAAGATGAACCTAAGAAGGATGAACCTAAATCAGAACCATCTCCTTCATTTGATGAAAATGAAATTGAACAAGCATTAGATAACTCAGTTGAATTAGATGATTTTTTAGATGATAATAAAAGTAAATTTTCTGAAGAAGATTTTAAAACTTTAAAAAGTTTAAAAAGTTCTGCACAAGCACTTGAAGGTGATATTGTTGATGCTGAAACAGATGATGATGAAGAACAAATGAAAGAGTATGAGGAAGAGTTGGAGGGACAAATGGATGAAATTCAACAGATTTTATCAAAATATCAGAAAGAGCCTAAGAAGGATACACCTAAGAAAGATGAACCTGTAAAAAATGATAAACTCGATTCACATATAGCTGATGTTCAAAAGAACATTGATGATTTAAATGGTGATAAAATACAAGATTTTGCAGAAAAAAATATATACCCATATCTTAAAGGAAACGATTTGGAAGTTGCACAGATATATGTGGATGATATTGAAGAATTTGGTTCAGATAAAGAAAAATCTGCAGATGAACGTCACCACCTAAAAGATTTAATGAAACGAATGAGTTTAGATAAAAAGGAGACAATCATGAGAATAAAAAATTTATTACCAGAATCAATAATCAACGAAGGAACTCGTTCACAAGTTGGTATTATTAATAGGAATGGAAAGATTGCATCAACATATGTTCATTATGATGGATATCCAAGAAACATGAAACCAGGAATTAAGAAACATTTGAAGAATGAGAAAGATGTTCTTCAACTTATTAAAAGAGGTGGTGCACGAGGAATATATAATGATAAAGATATAGAATACTATGATGATTCTAAAATGAAACCAACAAAAGGTGATTTTAAAGATATTGCTAAATATTTAGATAGAACTAAAGATTCATGGGCAGATTTTGTATATTTATACAATATGAAAGATAGGAAATGGTATTATGCAGACCCATATGAAGATAAAGAATTAAAAAAATTATTTTAAGGAGAGAAAAATGAAATTAATTAATATACTTAAAGAATCAGAAGATAGAACATTATCTAACGAAGTTAAAAAACACTTCTTAGAAATAGTTTCTACATACAATAAATACCAAGAATCGATGGATAGAAAATCTGATATCATTCAAGTTGCTGAAACTTTAGGTGGTATTACAGAAGCTGCTAGAGAACTTGCTCTAAGAGAATCTGATGATTGGTTTGATAAACATACTATAAAAAGAAATATGGGTGAACTAACTAAGTTAGGTGCTCAATTTGATAAAGTTGCAAAAGAGGCAAGAGGTTTAGACCAGAGGATGAATAGTTTATATGAAGATATGGGTAACATCCTTTCAAGATATTATAAAATCGGTGAGATTACTGAAGATGAAATGAAATCAAGATTAGGTATTAAAGAATCTAAAGGAGATTGTGGATGTGGCTGTGAAGGAACTACGCCAGGCGGATGTGGAGATAAATCAGTAAATGAAGAATCAGTATCAATTTCAACAAGAGATGATAAAGGAACGATTACAACTCGTATTAAAGAAGAGAATGAATTAAATGAAGAAGAAAAGGCATTATACGAATTTGGATTAAAAGTTGAAAAAATGATTGTTAGTGAAAAGAGTTGTCCTAATGACCCTGGTAAATGGGCAGCATCTAAAGCAGCTGCAAAAAAGAAATTTGATGTTTATCCTTCTGCATATGCTAATGGATGGGCAGCAAAAAACTACAAATCCAAAGGTGGTACTTGGAAAAACTGTTAAGGAGAATTTAAAATGCCAAAATACAACTATAAAGATGATGCAATGACTGCTTACATGAAAGGTAAGATTAGTGCAAAAGAGTTGGATAAAATATCAAAAGAAGATTTTAAATCATCAGTAGCCACCAAACAAGAACTACAAAACTTTCTTAAATCAGGATACATGAAAGAGTTGATGGCAAACACATACGGACTCAAAGTACCTGCTATGGAAAAGAAAGTAAAAGAACTAATGAGATTTGCAGAATCAATGCAATTTGAAGGAATGTTCTCAACAATAGACCAAATCAGACAAGATTCAAAAGATGTTAGAGATTTTGTAAAGAATGTTTTTGCAGATAGAGATTTTAAGAAAATGAAGAATGATAAAGATTTCATCAAATATCTTAAATCAGTATATGAAGGATTCGCATCAGATGCACAACGAAGAGCTGCATTTGCTAGTGGATATAAGGCAAAAGGTAAAAAGAAAGAATCAATCTCAGACCATCCAAAAGCTTCTTGGAAAGACAAAGAAGATGATTCAGTAAACGAAATATTAGTAATAGTAGATAAGTTTGATAAAAAGAAACAATCTTATGGTAAAATCTATTACAAAGATGGTGGTAACAGACCAAACGATGGAGATTTGAAAAAAGCAAATAAAGAGTTAGAAAAGTTAAGTAAGAAACACAAAGGTTTAACTCTTGTATCAGTCGGTAGAAATAGTAAGATGTATGATGTACACAATCCACGAGAATCAGTAAATGAAGCTACTATAAAAGGACAAAACAGAAAGACCGGTGAAACATTTGGAATGGTTATCGGTTCTGATAAAAAGAATAAAGAAGGAAATTTTGAACTAACAATAAGAGTTTCGTATAGTTCAAGAATATCTGCTTACAAACTTACTTTCAATAGTAATAACGAACTTATTAGTTTTTTAGATTATGGGTACTCAATGGATGGTAGACCACCTGATGTAACTAAAAGTGGTGGAAGTGGAAAGAGCATTAGACCAGATAAAAGAAAAACAATTATTTTTATTGCTAAACTTACTTCACCTGCATTTGCAAACAAGATTTACAAACATCTTCAAAAAGTAAATGAATCAGTAAACGAAAAAAGAGACCCTAATTTATTTTATGTATTATTTCAAAAGAAAGGTGTATTTGGTAAACCTGCAGCCGCTGGATATAAAACTAGAAAAGATGCTGAAGACTTTGCTAAAAGTTTAAGAAATTACAACATAATGATTCTTAACAAACAAGAAATGAAGCATGTAAAAGGTATTGATATAAAAGAAGCTTCAATGGATTGGGAAAAAAACTTTAAGTGGGCAAACGATAAAGAACTAAAAGTTATTTCTAAATTCATATGGATGAATCCTAAAGGTATTGATGGTGTAATTAAAATGTCTAAACACAAACCATTTGCTTTTCAAAGAACAATTCAAAAAATGGCTAAAAAGGGATTACATGAAGGTAAGAAGAGATACAATGTAATGTATGGTGTTGGTTCATCAAAATATACAGTAAACTTCCACAATGGAAAATCAAAACATAAAGATGGTAGTGATTTCTTTGATATAGCAATTTTTAAGAATAAAAAAGATTTAGCAAAGAAAATTAATGATTTAACTAAACAAGGATATATCTACTCATACCAAGAAGGTGTAAACGAATCTAAAACTAAAGAAAGTAAAGTTGTTCAAATGATTTACAAATATGCACCAAAAGAGAAAAAATTTTACGATAAGATGGCAGAACATGAAAGAAGAATTGGTCCTAGAGATTTTAAAATGTTCATCGCAAGAGCACTTAGAGGATTTGGTATAAACCCAAACAAGTATAAATCTATACCAGATGCAGAAGAAAAATTATATCAAACAGTATCACAATAAAATAATAACAAGTTACATAAATAAAGGAGAATGGGTAATAAAATAAAATTGGTCTCTATTAAAGTTAGAAATGGAGATATTCAAAAGGCATTAAAAGTTTTTAAAAGAAGAGTAAGTGATTCAGGTCATTTATACGAAGTACGAAAAAGACAAGAGTACACAAAACCCACCACAGTCCGAAGAAAACAAAAACAACAGGCTATCAGAGCTAATCAAAGACAGGTAATCCTAGATAAGATAGAAGATGGGAATACTAAACTTAGATTAACAACCAAGAAAAAGAAAAAAGGTCAAAGATAGCGTTTTTTAATATATTATAATACTTATATACAGAACACACACATCTTGTGTGTTTTATTTTTAGTTGGTTAATGAATACTCATCCTTATATGTAGTGACCAAACAACCGACCTAACATCATTGGAAATCCCTAATATTTTCAGACTAAAACGAAAGGCTAATTATGGCAAATTCTAAATTACTAAAAGAAGCCATTGCTGACGCTAAAGCTGTGAGAGAAACTGCAATCGCTAATGCTAAAATTGCATTAGAAGAAGCATTTGCTCCTAAACTTCAATCAATCTTATCTAAGAAACTTCAAGCAGAAATGAATGAAGAAGAAGATGAGGATGATAAAGAAGAAGTTGAAGAATCAACTGAAGAAGTAGCAGAAGAAGTAGGTTCATCTGATATTGGTAAGAGTGATAACTCTCAACCATCTAAAGATGCATCTGATTCATCTGATATTGCTGAAGGAGAAGAAGCAGAAGAAGTAACAGAAAATGGTGAAAACGCTGAGCCATCTTTAAAAGAAGAAGAAACTGAAGAAGAAGTATCTGAGGAAGTATCTGAAGAAGAGGAAGAAGTTGAAGAATCAACTGAACCTGTATCTGAAGATTCTCACGAGGAAGAAACTGATGAAGTTTATTCTGAAGAAGAAGATGAGGAAGTAGACGAAGAACTAGACTTGGAAGCTATCATTAAAGAGTTAGAATCTGATATGGAAGAAGAACTCGATGATGAAGAAGAAAAGGAAGTTGAAGATATCGCAGCTGACGCTGTTGATTCTCACGAAGATGACCATCACGAAGAAGGAGAAGAATCTGAAGAAGATGAAGCTCCTAAAGATGAGGAAGTTGGAGTAGAAGAAGAAGCAGAAGAAGATGAAGAAGATATCGACTTAGATGAAATTCTAAGAGAAATGGGATATGGCGACAAAGAAGTATCTGAGGAAGAGGAAGAAGTTGAAGAAAATAAAGAGTTAGAAGAAACAAAATCTGAATTACAAGAGGCAATTTCTACTATCAAAACTTTAAAGAAAACTATCAACGAAGTAAATCTTTTAAATGCTAAACTTTTATTCGCAAATAAATTATTCCGTTCTTACAATCTAAACAACGACCAAAAGGTTAAAGTTGTAGAAACTCTTGACAGAACAAACTCTGTAAGAGAAGTGAAATTGGTTTTTAGTACACTTGCAGAATCATTGAAATTCAATGGAAACAGTAAAAAGCAAAAAATCTCAGAAGGAATAGCTTCTAAGGCATCTGCTTCAACTGCTCCAAAGAAAGAAATAATCGAAGAGAGTACTAATGAAATCGCTAACAGATTTAAAAAGTTAGCAAACATAATTTAATTTATTAACAATAAGGAGAGAAATAAAAATGGCAAATTTTGATTTATCTAAACTAACAGAAGGAAAGAATCCACAATCTGTAATGCTCGAGGAAACAAGAGGATTAAAGACTAAGTGGGAACAAACTGGACTTCTTGAAGGTTTAAAAGAAAGAGACAGTCATCAGATGGCTGTTCTTTTAGAGAACCAAGCAAAACAATTGCTTGATGAAGCTAACTCTACATCTGCTGGAAGTGGAAACGAAGAGTGGAGTGGTGTAGCTTTACCATTGGTAAGACGTATCTTCGGAGAAATCAGTGCGAAGGAATTCGTTTCTGTTCAACCGATGAACTTACCTTCAGGTCTAATATTTTATTTAGACTTTAAATATAACAACGGTCAGTTCGGTGGAACTAACTATTCTGGTTCATCTATCTATGGTGGTGATGGTTCAGATTTAGGTTCTACTAATGTAGCTCAAAACGGTCTTTATGGAGACGGTAGATTTGGTTACACACAACCTGACAACAACAAGTTTATCGCAAAAGCTGACGCAACTGTTGCATCTGCTTCTGTATTCGATGACTTAAACTATGATGGAAGATATACTGCTTCTGTTGCTGCTGGAAACATTTTCAAAGTAACAATCGCAAAATCTGATATCGATAGTTCTGCTGATAACGATGCTATCAGAAGTTTTACTTTAACAACTAACTCTGGTTCATTTATAGATGAAAACTTAAGTGCATTCAACAAAGTTGATGGTGCTAACTATGTATTCTTCTATTCTGGTTCAGAAAAAGTACAAGATGTTGAAGTAAACTTTAGTAAAGTTAACTCTGCTGGAGATAGAGGTGATTTTGAAGATAGAGATGCTATCTTAAACACATCTGGTTCTGCAGGAACTGCATTAGATATTCCAGAAATCGACCTAGAGTTGAAATCTGAGGCTATCGTTGCTAAGACTAGAAAACTAAAAGCAGTTTGGACACCTGAGTTAGCTCAAGACCTTAATGCTTATCACTCAATTGATGCTGAAGCTGAATTAACTTCTATGTTATCTGAGTACATCTCATTAGAGATTGACCTAGAAATCTTAGATTTATTAAGAAGCAATGCGTTAACTAAAGAGTACTGGTCAGTTAACATCGGTGAAGAATTCAATGGTTCAGGTTGGACTGCAGCTTCTACGGGACTTGCATACCAAAAGAACACTTGGTTCCAGACTCTTGGTACAAAACTTAACAAAGTTTCTAACAAGATTCACCAATTAACACTTAGAGGTGGAGCGAACTTCGTAGTTGCTTCTCCAGATGTATGTACTATCTTAGAATCTATCCCAGCTTTCTCTGTGAACGCTGATAAAGATTCTGGACAGTTCGCAGCTGGTGTATCAACTGTTGGTTCACTTGCAAACAGATATACAGTTTACAAGAATCCTTACCAAACTAACAACGAAATCTTGTTAGGATTTAAAGGTTCGAATTTCTTAGAAACTGGAGCTGTTTATGCACCATATGTTCCACTTATCATGACTCCATTAGTATATGACCCTCAAAACTTCACTCCAAGAAGAGGAGTAATGACGAGATATGCTAAGAAGATGGTAAGACCTGAGTTCTATGGTAAAGTTTATATCAAAGATATACAGAATGTATAATCGATAATATAATACTTATTTTATTAAAGGGGGTGATTTTTCATCCCCTTTTTTATTGTCTTATATTTATAGATGGTAAACTATATAAAGGAGAGACAAAAACATGAGTACATTAACATACTGGACAGGTTCGGTTTCAACCGAAATTTCGGGTTCAACACCATTTGGTATCTATGATAATGATTCCACATTCCAATCCGATGGGCCTAAAGTGGCTAATTGGTGTGCTAGAAGAATGGGGTATCCGATTATAGATGTAGAATTACTTGATTTAAATTTTTATGCTTGTTTTGAAGAAGCAGTATCAGAATATGGTGCACAAATAAATCAATTTAACATAAGAAACAACTTAGGTTCTGTATTAGGTAAACCTACTGGTTCAAACCTAACACATCAACAAGTTGCAGGTTCACCACTACCTCACACAATAAAATTATCAGAATCATATGGTACATATGCAAATGTTGGTGGTAGAACTGATATTAAAAAAGGATATGTTGAAACAAATCCTTATACACAATCATACGATTTACAAAGTTTATGGGCAGATGTTAGTGAAAGCACTAAACGATTAGATATAACAAAAGTATTTTATGAAGGTACACCATCAATTAATAGATTCTTTGACCCTTACTCAGTAAGTGGACAAGGAACACTTAACTTAGTTGATGAATTTGGATTCGGTTCATTCTCTCCAGCCGCACAATTCATGTTAATGCCTATATTTGAAGATTTACAAAGATTTCAACACATTGAATTTAATGACCAAATAAGAAAATCAGCATTTACATTTAATATAGTAAACAATAAACTACAAATCTGGCCAAGACCAACTTCAAGTTATAAACTTTGGTTTGAATATCTTGTAAAAGATGATTATGATGATAATTCAACAGTAGTTACACCAGGAGTAGTTGCAGATTATTCAAATATTGGATATGACTTTATGACATATTCTCAAATAAATGATGTTGGTAAACAATGGATTAGAAAATATTCATTAGCTTTGGCAAAAGAATTGTTAGGTGCAGTTAGAGAAAAATATTCTACTGTTCCAATACCAGGTTCAGAAGTTTCTTTAGATGGAGCTGCATTAAGAGCAGAGGCACAAACAGAAAAAGATGCTTTAGTAGAACAATTAAGAGAAAATTTAGAAGAAGTATCTAATAAAGTTAGATATCAAACAGAGGCAGAGAATGCTGAGAATCAACAAAAGTTAATGGAAAAAGTTCCGATTAACATTTATATAGGATAGATTATGGCTAGGTTTACAGGTCCAAATGATATAACTCTTTTTAAACACTTTTCAGAAGAGTTAGTAGAAGATATAGTTACCACCACAATTCAGTTGTTTAAACTTTCAATACACGAAAGTAGAACTAATTTGTATGGTGAATCTTTAGGTAAGCAATATCTTCAAGGAGTTTCTGTAAATTGTTTAATAGAACGAAGTGAATCAGAAGCAAATTATGAAGGGTTTGGATTTGATAGAGCTCAAAATGTTGAATATAGATTTAATAGACATACTTTAGAAGAAAAAGAATTGTATCCTGAGATAGGTGATGTAATATTTCACAATAATGGATATTTTGAAATTGATAATGTAAGAGAAGATTATATGTTGGCAGGTAGAACTGATTCTAAGTTCTCAATAACTTGTTCAACATTTATGATGAGACGTTCTCAACTTAATATAGAACAAAGGGCAGTATAATGAAAGAACCATTCAAAGGTAGTAACTCAAAAAATAGGGCAGAGGAAATCTCCATACCAAAAGGTGAGAATTTTTCTGTAACTCTTTATGATGTTGATTTAGCAATCATGGAATACATGAGAGATGTTGTTTTACCCGAATTAGATGAAGATGGAACAAAAATAAAAGTACCAGTTCTCTATGGTAATCCAGAAAGATGGAAATCTGCAAGAAAAGATGGTGTTTTAAGAGATGTTAGAGGAAGATTACAGTTACCACTCGTAATGTATAAAAGAAACTCCATAGAGAGAGATGCTGCATCTAATTCTATAAACAGATATCTATCATATCCAACATATCAAAAGTATAATAAAAAAAATAAGTACGATAAATTCAGTTTAATGAATGGAGTACAACCAAACGCACAAAATTACAATATTACAGTACCAGATTATGTTAGTATAACATATGAAGTAATGATATGGACATCATTTACAGAACATATGAATAAAATTGTTGAACAATATCAATATGCTACTGATGAATATTGGGGAGATAAAGATAAATTTAAGTTTAGAGTAAGAATTGATTCATTTGATAATCAAACTGAGGTAGGACAGGGTTCTGAAAGAATAGTTCGTACTACTTTCAATATGGTTGCAAATGCTTACCTTCTACCTGAACAATTTAATAAGAAAGATACTAATATTTTATCATTTGGTCCTAAAAAAATAGTAATAGGATTAGAAACTGATATGACTGGTGGAGAACTTACATATACTAAACCTAAAATGATTAATGAATATGCAGATATATTAAATTATCTATCATTAAGAGGTTCTGCTTCTGGTTCATACTTAGATGATGATACATTTGAAGTTAAAAATGTTGAAGTTCCACATACTCCACCATCTTTAGTAAGTTCATTTGATAATACACGAAGATTTACTATCTATGTAAATGGAGTACAGATTCCAACTGCAAAATGGAGTACAGAAGTTAGTGGTAGTAGTTTATTAGTGAACTTTAACACTGGCTCTTTATCAGAAGGAGGTTCATATCCTGATGATTTGGTTACAACTGCAACAGAATTAGGTTATCACTTGACTGGAAGTGATGAATTTGGTATAACAGGTAAATTTATTGAGTTATGATAAAGGATTTAAGAAAATTACTTCAACAAATACACGAACCTGATGCTATTCAGTTAACAGAACACGATGGTTCGCACCCAACTTTCCATATATTTAAATTATCTAATGCAAAATTTAAGGATTTAGATTTACAATTAAGAAAATTTAGACCGGAGCACGCAAGATTTGATATATTTATAAATGGTCAGTACATTTTAGAAAACGATTACATCTTTATACAAGATGACAAAGATATTTTAGTAAAATTTAAAAAGGCCAACTTCGATTATACACTTGGTTCAGGTGATGAAGTATTTATTAAAGGAGATATTGAGATAGATGGCTAAAATTGTAAGTAAAACTAGGAAAAAACCTGATATTGTTGTACCACATAGTAACAAATCAGTAACAAACTCATTAATAAACGATGTTATTAATGATTTTTTCATATACAAGCACACTCCAGATTCATTAAATCTTGATGGTGTAATTTTTACTTTAACTTTAAACAATAAAAAATTTGTATATCAAGAAATAAAACTTGACAAAGACCGAGATTATACAGATATTTATTTACAAGGCACATTTGTACCACCAGATACTTATAATATAGTAGAAAGTGGTAATAATATAGTTATAACATTTAATCAAACAATAACTGGAGACCCTGGCTCAATAGTAGTCGGTGATTTTGAGGTTAGAGGAAAAATAGTGAACATATAATATGGCTACATTAATTTCAAGTAAACAGATATCAGGTGTAGTAACTGCATCAGTAATAAATGGTGAGTTTCTAGTAAGTGGTTCATCTACTTTAACTGGTTCTATGTTCATACAAGGAGATGTAAGTGCATCTTCAATATCAGCCTCAACATTTCAAGGTAGTGGTACTAACCTAACCTTTGGTGGTAGTGGATTTATAACAAGTTCTGCTCAAGTTTCCTTACCAAGTGTTGCTGGATATACATTTTTCAGTCAATCTATATCTTCAAGTATTGCAGAAGAAATTGCAGAACATGCTGGATTACCACATGGATTATTTAGTGGTTCATCTCAAGTTGATTATGATGAATTAACAGATAAACCTGCTTTTATAGGTGGTACGAATGTAACTGTAACTTCTGGTAGTGGAGGTATAAGTATATCTGCAGTATTAGAAGGTTCAGCTGAAGAATCTGTAACTTATTTAAATGCATTTACTGAATCAGCTGATTTAAGATTAGACCAAATTGAAACATTTACATCTTCAAATGCTTCACCTGCAGGAACAGTTAGTGGTTCTGCTCAGATTACGGCATTTGGGTTTATTTCAGAATCATCAGAAAATACTTCATTAAATGCATATACTGCCTCAACCAACATACGATTAACTGGTATAGATAGTGCAACTGCATCGTTAGACCAAAGATTAGACCAGATTGAATCAAATACTGGTTCATATGATGACCAAACAGTTATTACATCACTAAATTCTTTTACAGCATCGATAGATACCACTATTAAAACTAAAATAAATACAGATGGTGTAGTTAGTGGTTCATTATCATCCTCAATTGCATACGATGGAAACAGAACAGTATCAAATACAGATTTACCAAGTGGTGTTTATAATAATAATTTTGGAACAAGTGGTTCTATAATAGATTTTGTAGAAGCAGTATTCTTTCCAAACACTGCACCAACTATAAATTCTACTCAATTTATAATAGCAGAGTTTTTAGCAAGTGGTTCAACAGTTGGTAGTATATCTGCAACTGATGCTGAAGGACAGTCAATAACATTTACTACACAATCTGCATATACTGATGATAAAGTTAAAGTTTCAACTGGTGGAGTTATAACACTAACAGAAACTGCAACATCATCATCATATAATACGACATTAAGTGGAAGTATTCACGCACATGAACTTGAAGTAACTGCTACAGATACATTTAGTGGAGCTACAAACAAAACAATACACATTATAGTTACTCCAAATGAGGCACCTAAATTTAGAGAAGGTTCAGTTGGTGGTAATGTTATAACAAATGTTACTGCAAGTTTAAATGAAAATAGTTCAAATAGTACTTTAGTAAAAAGAGTTTTCTTTACTGATGCAGAAAGTGATACGATTACAATCAATTCATCTTCAATATCACCTGCAGGAGGTTCATCTCATTTTACAATTACAAAATCATCAACTTATGTTGATATAACACAAAATACAGGTTCATTGGATTATGAAACTTATCCTTCATATACATTTAGTTTAACCGCCTCTGATGAACACAAAATTGCAGGACAAGATGCAGATGCATTTGTAACACTACCAGTTAGTATAAGTGTTGCCGATAACGCACATCCTACGATTAACAATCAATCACTCTCATCAATAAGTGAAAATTCTTCAAATGGTGCAACTGTTGGTTCAATATCTGCAACAGATGTTGATTCGGATACAATAACATTTAGTGATTTCACATTATATAAATTAGAATTAGATGATGCAAATGTTGCAAGTGGTTCATATGGAGGAACATCACAAGCTTCAGACCCACACGAAAATCCATTCCAAATGACTTCTGCTGGAGTAGTAACAAGAAAAACTGGAGTACATATTAACTCAGATATAATAAACGAATATCAATATACAGTAATCGTTAAAGATAATTTTAATACAGCATCAAACGAGGGTATCATTACAATACCAATTAGTGATGATACTCCAGCAAGTATTTCTACTAATGGAACATTTAGAATTGTTGAATCAGCAGTAAGTGGTGCATTAATTAGAACAAATGCAAATGGATTTAGTGGTACACAAGCAGATTTAAGTTCAAATCAAAGTGGTACTTTCTCAAACTCATCAAACCCTGCTATTGCAGTTAACAGTTCAAATGGTAACTTATCATTGGCAGTTGATTTAAGTGGTTCAGCAACTCAAAGTGGAGAAACCATAGTATCTAATGTAACATTTACAAATACATTTGGTACTACAACTGTACAATCAGTTACTGCAAATGTAGTAGGAAACTCTTCACCAACAATATCATTTACAAATCAAAGTTCAAATTTTGAAACAGATTTGGCACTTGATGGTGTAACAATGGTAAGTATGAGTGTAAGTGATACAGAATCAGATGTACCATTCTCGGCTTCATTAAGTGGAGTTAGTGCTGGTAGTTTAAAGTTAGTATATACAAATGCAAACTCAAGTTCAATTCAACTTCAAGCAGATGGAAACTTATCTGCAGCTACATACACATACAATATTAAGATAGATGACGCATATGGTGAAACAACTACATATAGTGATAGAAGTTTTGCTGTAGCTGAATCACCTGATTATGGAAAGGTTTATATCTATCGTTCAAACTATGGTTCAGATAGTGGATTAAGTAGTACTTATAATTCTGTAATGGGAATAAGTACAGTAAATGGTTCAACCCCACCAGAAGTAACAGCATTCACAGGAAACTCTACATCACCTATGAGATTGATAAGTTCATCATTAGGAGATGCAACATTAAATTTGGCAGGTGGAGGAGCAGCAACAAGAGTTGCAATATTGAGTGGTTCTGATTTAGATACTATTATCAGTGCTTCTAATCCATATACAATGGGGAATACTGCAGAACAATATATTATAATTGCACCTTCTGGTTCAGATATGATTGGAGTACCAACATCGATGACAGATTCATTCGGTGGAAGTACTGCTGGAGAATATGTAATGAGTATAAATGCAGATGGAGGAGGATTCGGAATAGAAAATTCAACAATGCATTTATTAGATACAAGTGGTTCAATTAATGGATTTGATAAACACTTTGTAATAGGAAGAAAAGGTCACAATGCCGCTAGTTCGGTATTAATAAGAATAACAGAAAGTTCAGGTTCAATACCAAGTTAATATTTATATATAAAGGAAAAAAATTATGCCATCGTTTAGTTCAAAAGTACAACTTTCCACATCAGCTAAAAACTCTAATATAGTTTTAGCAGATATTGATAGGATAAAAGGTGCATTTAAAACTTATGTATCGGCATCAACAATGAATTCAACATCTGTTAATTATTTTTCAGATGGTCAAATAATATATGTTGAAGATAGTGCATCTTTATATAGAGCTACAGTAACACCAGCAGATTATGAAAGTTCATTTGTTGATACTGTAAGTTTTCAAGAATTTTCATTTGATAGTGGTTCATTTGTAAGTGCATCGTTTGATGGAACTCATACATTAACTTTATTTGGAAATGTAGTTAGTGGTTCAAATCAAGTATCAATGTCTGTTGATTTATCTGCATTAACTGGCTCAGGTGCTGGTGGTGATATCACCGCAGTAACTGCAGGAAGTGGTGTTAGTGGTGGAGGTGCAACCGGAGCAGTTACCTTATCGGTAGATAGTGGTTCACTTGCAGGATTAGGAATAATTGCACCTGTTGGAGGAGCTTTTAATATTGATACTGGTTCGGTACATTTTACTGCTGGCGTACAAAAAACTGATTTAGATGGTGGTGAAGTTTAACTATCATATATTTATAAAAGAATAATCCTATATAGGATTTTTTATAATCGGAGTAAATACTCAAAAAATGGTTACATATAATAAAAAAACAAAAGGAAATAAAAAATTATGGCTCAAACTATAAAACACAGAAGAGGTAAACTAGAGCGTATCAAAGACATAACTCCGATTAGTGGTGAATTAATTATTGCTTCGGGTTCTGATTTATCGGTACACCAATCAGGTTTACTGTTTGTTGGAATTGACGGGAATAAATTAACTCCATCAAACAAAATATTAACAGGTTCGGCTACCGCACCAACTGTGACAGGTGCAAACTTTGACCACTCAGTTGATGGTATTCCGTACTATGAAACCGATGCTAAGATATTAACAATTCTTGGTAAAGGAGGTAACACAAATGTAGAATTAGCACATGGACAAATCGATTTCGATGGTTCAGGTATAGTATCTTCATCTGCACAAGTATCAGAATTAGCTGGTATTGAAAATTCAACAATAACATTAGCTGCTGGTGATGGTTTAAAAACT